TGTAAAAGGTGATGTCGGGCAAGTCAAATTTGATGATGGCGGCTCCTCAGTAAACCCTGTATTAGGCACTAGATCATGGTCTATGTCTATCACCAAAGATACCCAAGAAACAACTGTTCAAGGGGACACTTTTAAATCATTTATAGGTGGACTGATTGAGGGTGAAGGCTCTGCTGAATTAGTATATGACAATGCTGCTTCTGGTGAAACTGCAACATTTGTAGATGCAGCTTTAGTAACTGGTGATGCTGGTACTGCTTCTTTTGAACTTTTCCCTGATAGCGGCAGTGGAGCGCAAAAAATTAGCTTTAGTGGGCTTGTAACAAACTTTGAGCAAAGTTCATCTTTAGGTGATGTAAACACTATAAGCATTACATTTAAGCCATCTGGCACAATTACATCAGCAATCTAAAAGTAAAATTCTTCGCATTTATTTATGGCAACTAAAAGAACCGCAGAGGTGTTACTTGGAGCATTTCACGACGAAATGGTCACAAGACGTAAGTTTGACGTTAAAAACTCAAAAGATGAAGTTGTAATGACTTTATATTTTAAACCTATCACAAGATATGCAAGAGTTAAATCACAACAATTAGCTGGCCCTAATGCTGATGCTTTAGTTGTATCAACTCAGCTTCTTTGTCAAATGGCTGAAAAAGAAGATGGAACTCCAGCTTTTGATATGTCGGATGCACCAATACTGCAAAGACAACTTCCAGAAAAAGTTTTAAATGAACTTGAACTTTTCTTGAACGATATAAAGCTTGATATTGATACAGCAAAAAAAGAATAAAAGGGGATAGCTGGTTTAGATTTGAGTTTTTCCTAGCAACAGAACTTGGTAAGACAGTGCAAGAACTCAGAATGAACATGACTGAGGCAGAGCTTATATACTGGGCTGGATACTATGAAGTAAAAACAGAAGAAGAAAAAAGGGCATTGCAACGACAAAAACGCAATTCAAGGTAATATAGAGTAAAGGTTTTTTTATTTGTGGCAGAAGCAGTCGTTAGATTAAGAGTTGATGCCAGTGGTGCGACTAGGGCTTTAAATGGTGTACAAAATCAAACTAATAAATTACAAGGTGCATTTAATGGTTTGAGAAATGCCATTGGTGGAATAGGTTTAACTTTAATAGCAAGGCAAGCTGTTAATACATCAGCAAACTTTGAAAAACTCAATGTAAGATTAGGATTACTGACAAAAAGCAGTGCGGATTTTGCAAAATCTCAAAAGATAGCTGCTGATGCACAGAAAGCTTTTGGTTTAAGTGCCACTGAAGCTCTTGAAGGCGTGACAGATATTACAGCGAGATTAGCTCCACTTGGAAAATCAGTTGAAGATATAAGGACTGTATTTTTTGGATTCAATACTGCTGCTAAATTAGCTGGTGCATCAGCGGTAGAATCATCAAACGCGTTTAGACAACTAGCACAGGCTCTTGGTTCAGGAAGACTGGCTGGTGATGAATTTAGGAGTGTTTCAGAACAAGTGCCAACAGTTCTTGCTCCAATTGCTGAAGAGCTTGGAGTTACTATTGGTGAACTTAAAAAATTAGCTGCTGAGGGTGAACTTACAAGTGATGTTGTTCTTAGAGCTTTAGGAAAAATTGGAAATGAAGGTAGTGGATTTTTAAAAGAGCTACTTAAAAACGATCCTACACAAGTATTTAAAGACTTTAGCAATGCGACTGAAGACTTATCTAGAGCATTTGGAGATACACTTAAGCCTGCAGTTTTAGCTGTAACAAAAGTTTTGACTGAATTAATTGTAAAAACCACTGAGCTTGTAAATTCACCTTTAGGTCAAACTGTTTTGATATTTACTACTGTTGCTGCCACAGCCAAAATTGCGGCAGTAGCAATTCCTTTGGTTAGTGCGGCTTTGATTAAGGTAGCTGCGGCTGGCGGTGTGGCCACTATTGCTCTTAATGCAATTCCTTTTGTCGCTGTTGCCACAGGTATTGGAGCAGTCGTCACACAATTAATAAAACAAAGACAAGAACAAAACAAAGTTACTGAAGCAATAAAACAAGGAGAGTTAGCGCAGTTAAGGGCTTTGGAGGCTGATATTGGCATTAAAATGGCGAAAGAAATAGCAACAATTAATAATTCAAATGACAAAAGATCAGTAGCTGCGGCAGAAAGAAGGCTTGCGTTATTACATGAAACAATGGCACCCATAAAAGAAAGATTAGATCTTGCTATTTTAGAAAATGCAGAAGCAGAGAAGGCAAATAAACTTGAAGAAGAAAGAAAAAAGAAAATCGAAGAAAGCAAAAAAGAGGCAGAAGAATTAAGAGAAAAAATGACTGCGGTGGGACAAGAGATTGAAAACAGTATAAAAAATAATTTAAGGGACGCTATAACTGGTGCGCAATCATTTGGTGAAGCTATGTCAAACGTTCTCAATAGAATAAGGGATAAGATTATAGATGCTCAACTAGATAAGCTACTAAGTGGCTTTGCTGAAAACTTTGGAAAAGGTGGTGAAGGTAAAGGGCTAGGAGGTTTTCTTGGAAATATTTTTGGTGGGTTATTTGCTAATGGTGGTCAACCGCCTGTTAATAAAATTTCAGTCGTGGGAGAGCGAGGCCCAGAACTTTTTGTTCCTCGTTCTGCTGGTACTGTTATACCAAATCAAGAAATTGGTGGTTCTTCTATTACAAATAATATTAGTATTTCTGTGGATGCTACAAATTCAAATGTTCAATCTGATGAAGATGGCCAGCAGTTTGGAGAGGCTATTGCAGCTGCAATACAGTCTGAAATTATTAAGCAAAAACGCAGTGGAGGTTTATTAAGGTAATGGCTACATTTGACGATTCAACACTTGGTACTACCGCAGGTGCAACAACACCTACTTATAACTCTACTGAAACCGCTGCTCCAAAAATTATTACAGTACAATTTGGGGATGGCTATAAGTCAAGAAACACTTTTGGTCTAAACCAGAACCCTAAATCTTATAGCTTAACTTTTGTTGTTTCTTTGGCTGATGGTGATAAAATTTTAGATTTTTTTGACGCAAGAGCAAAAAACAGTGAAAGTTTTACATTTACACCACCAGCTACAAGCACAGCAAGAACATTTATCTGTGATCAATACACTAGAACAAATACTTATCTTAATAGAGTTACCATTTCAGCAACTTTTGAGGAGGTGTTTCAGCCATGATTATCCCAATTGAACAGTTACAAAAACTAGAAAATATTTCAATAATTGAATTATTCCAGCTTAATTTGGTATCTGGGCTGCATTACAGTTCAACTAATTCAAATGCAACTACTCTTTACAGATTTCATAATGGCACAAATCAAATAAGTACTGATATTAAATGGCAAGGTAACACTTATACAGCTATCGCTTGCGATATAGAGGGTTTTGAAACTGGTGATAATACAGTTATGGCAAGACCTACAATTACTTTTGCAAATACTATTAGTAACTTTTCTACAATTATAGAATTAGTAAATCAAATAACACCTTTTAATGATTTACAAAAAGCTGAAATAGTAAGAATTAGGACAATGGCTCGTTTTTTAGATGCTGATAATTTTGCTAATAATACAAATCCATTTGGCACACCAAATACAAATATGGAATTAGAACAACATAAATATCAAATTAATAAAAAATTAGTTGAAAACAATGAAATATGTAGTTTTGAATTAGTAAATACTATTGATTTTGAGGATTTGTTTTTACCTAGAAAGCAAATTACTAAAGACAGATTTCCAGCTACAGGTACTTTTGTTTTTGTATGACTTGGAAAGAAGAGGCTAAAAAACATTTTATAGAATGTCAACCAGCAGAAGGCTGTGGCTTTTTAATTGAAAAAGGTGGTGATGAATTTTTTTATCCCTGTAAAAATATTGCATCCCATGTGGAAGAAGAGGTTACTTTCGCTATAGATCCTTTAGATTATGCAGCCTGTGAAGATAGTGGTGCGGACATACTTGCTATTATTCATTCTCATGTAGAAGGCAATGCCGATCCATCTGAAGCGGATATAAAAAATTGTAAGCTGTACATGACAGATTGGTACATTTATTCTATACAAGATGATAACTGGTGTTTTTTGGAGGCAGATTAATGATTAGAAAAATTAAACTTTATGGTCCATTAAGAAAATTATCTGGAGTGAAAGAATTTGATGCAGATGTTTCTAATGTAGATGAGGTTTATAGTTTTATAAAAGTTAATTATCCTAATTGCAAACAGCATCTATTTGAAGCTTGCTACAGCGTTGTTATGAATGATGTTGATATAACTTTTAAAAATCTTGTCATTAAAGGAGAGGGCGATATAAAAGTAGTGCCTCTTGTAAGTGGGAATTTCTTTTTACCTTTTTTAGGTACTTTGTTTGCTGGTTTTTTAAACACACAAGTTACTGGAACAGCAGCGTTACTTAACGCATTAGCTGTAGGATCAGTAAGTTTTTTATCTGATTTGCTTGCCCCAACTCCACCTCCAAGCAATGAGGTACAAAGTGATCCAGAAGTTAATTCATTTATAAGTGGCGCAACTGCAAATACTACAAAATCTGGTGGTGCTGCTCCTTTAGTTTTTGGTGAATATTTAGTTGGTTCAGTGGTTATAAGTGCTGCCGCTGATACAGTGGAAGTAAATAATATTAATGCATAGAAAATATGGCTAGAGAAATAAACAGCTATAAGAGATTACAGCACCAAATGGGTCTTAGTGAAGATTTGCCTGAGAATTTTATAAGAGCAGTACAGTTTTTTACTTTTCTTGATTTAGTTTGTGATGGTGCTGAAATTGAAGGTTTTGCTACACCATCAGCTAACGGAGTAGCGATTCCAGATGAACTTTTTTCACCAAAACCATCTGATGTTGCAAATCTTACTGCTGCTGAGAAAGAATATTTAGAACTAGCAGAACAAGATGTTTTTATAAACGGTAGACCAATAAGAAATGCAGGTGGGCAACAGACAATTATAAATACTTCTTTAGCACTACGAACAGGAAAAGATAATCAACAAGTAATGGGAGGCATAGATACTTTAAGAAGATCTGAAACTTTAACACCCGATATAGTTAATAATAACAGAGATATGGAAGGAAATAAAGTTACTGGATCAGTTGCAGCGGGGCAAGATAACAATGTAGATGACACCCCATCATCAATAATTGTCACTTTAAGTTGGCAGAGTTTAAGGCAGTTACATCCTACTGATGGAAGTACACAAGGTTTAATAGTTACCGAAGGGCCCTTTAAAGACGAATTTACAAAACATGGTATAAAAAGTTTTGAAGCTGGTGCGGTGCATATACAGATCAGAATAAATAATACAAATGGCATTCGATTAGTAACTTTTGACGCAGACCCTTTAGCGGCAATTTCAGTTGGCCCTTATGCAAGAGATTACGGAATTGACATACCTTTAAGTGTTAGAAATACACCCGCAGCTATAGCTGCTAATTTCCCTTTGGAAGTTCAAGTTGTAAGAAAAGACATTGAATTTCGAGCTAATAATAGTTTAGGAAGAGATCCTTTCGCAAATATATCAGTAGGAAGAGAAACAAAAAGAGTAAATGTTTATGAAGAAGGATCAAGAAGATTTACTGAATTTAGTTTTGCAAGATTGCAAAGTTTAATACACGCAAGTCCAGCAACTGCAAGATTTCCTAAATCTTCTTATATAGGTTTACGTTATTCAGCAGAGCAGTTCCCTAGCATCCCACAAAGAATCTACAGAATAAGAGGAATAAAAGTAAAAGTTCCTATTGGTACAAATGATGGAACTGTTCCTGTTGACAGCGTTACTGGAAGATTATTGTATCCAACAGGCTATACTTTTGTTCGTTTAAATAATGATACAGATAAAAAACGTTGGACAACTGATCCAGCTTGGATTCTATATGGACTATTAACAGAGGACTATGGTTTACAAATAGACGAAACTAAGATTGATAAACCATCTTTTTATGCAGCAAGTCTATATTGTTCAACACCAATTACAGGTGAAGATACTCCAAGATATTCATTTAATGGCGTAATTAACCGAAGACGCAAAGCTTTAGATCTTATAAAAGAAGTAGCAAGTTTGATGAGAGCTACTGTTTACTATAAAAATGGCTTAATTAAAATTGCTTTAGATAAAGCCGAAACAACAACAAACTATTTATTTACTAATGCAAATGTAGTAGATGGCAAGTTTAGTTATTCTGGAATAGATAAAGATAAAAAATATACTCAAGTAAATGTAGCTTATTTTAATAATAATATTCAAGAATTAGATCAAATTTCTGTTAGCAGTAATGATTTAGATCCTGATTTTGAAACTAAATATGGCATAAACCAAACAAACATCCAAGCTTTATACACAACTGATAGGAGTCAAGCAGTAAGGCTTGGAAGATCAATTTTATATACGAATTTACTTGAAAGTGAGGTTGTTAATTTTGAATGTGGTCTGGAAGCTGCGTCAATGTTAGAACCTTTTCATATCATAAAAATTGCTGATAGGTTAAAAGAATCTTTTAGAGCAAGTGGAAGAGTTAAGACAGTTACAAGTTCAACAGTATTAGTAGTAGATGACAGCACTAATACAACAGTTGGTGTTGTTGGTGATAATTTTTTAATAGTTGATAAAGAAGGAGGATTGCAAGAAAGAACAATTCAATCGGTAAGTGGAAGTACGGTAACATTATCCTCAGCATTAAATCCTTTACCTCAAGCTGGTACGATTTGGGCAGTTAAAACTGGAAACATACAACATAGAAAATTTAGAGTTTCAAATATAAAACAAAATACTAATTTTACTTTTTCTATAACAGCAATTGCTTATGACGATACTAAATATACTTTTATTGACAGACTTGATCTTGGAAATGGTATAGGCAGAGATCCGACAACCTTATTAGATGAATTACAACCACCGCCAATCATAAGCCTTAAAGAAGAATTAATTGTGGTAAATGGTAGGCCAACAAGTCGTATTGTTTTAGATTTTGGTTATGTACAGGGAGCAAAAAAATACCAAATCAGTTACAAACAAAGTGGAAACGGACCTTTTGTAAGTTACCAATTTACCAATCAATTTATTATTAATAATAATCCCGCAGGTATTTATGAATTTAAATTAAGGTCTATTTCGGCAAATGATGTTTTAAGTGTTAACGCTTCTGAAAGGAATTTAAATGCTTTCGGTGTGATAAATTCTTCAATTGGTAATGTACAAAATTTAAGGGGTGTAGAAAGTGGCAATAATTTAATTTTAACTTTTGATCCTTCAGAGGATCAAGATGTTTTAAATGGTGGTTTAGTAAGAGTAAAATTTGATCCCAGTACCGATGGTTCTGGATCTTACTTAAGCTCAACTTTTTTGAAAGATGTGGATGGTAGTTCTACAGAAATTGTTATAAATAATTATGAAAATGGTGAGTATTTATTAAAGTTTGTTGATGTAGCGGGCAATGAATCTGCATTGGCAACTTCTGTTGTTGTAAATAAACTGGTAGCTGGTGATGATAAAACTTTATCATTAAGGGAAGATTCAGCTTTTGCTGGTGCAAAAGTAAATATGGCTAAGGATAATACTTTAAACGCTTTAGTTCTTACAAGTGGAACAAATTTTGACTCTCTAACTAATGTAGATAATCTTACAACTGCTACAGAAACTTTTGCGACTTTAGATGATGTTTCTGGTGGTATATCTGAAACTGGTAGCTATACTTTTAACGCCAATGACATTGATCTTGGTGGGGCTTTTAGATTTGGTTTGTCAACTCATATTAAAAAATCTGGATTCAGTTCAGTTACTTTATGGGATGATTACACCGATTTAATGGATACTTGGCCTGAAAGTAATTTCACTGGTACTGGTGAAACAGGGGAAAGCGCAACAGTTACGTTCCAAATTGCTAAAAGTCAAACAGGCACAGCTAGTACAACTTTTGAAACTTTCACAAATACAGAAATGACTGCAAGAACATTATCTTTTAAAATTGATGTTCTAAATGATAGTGGATATAAAAATGTAGCGATATCTGAATTAGGTGTAAATTTAACATTTAAAGCAAGAACCGAAAGAAGTATTGACAATTCAAGTGCAACAAACGGTATTCTTACAAGTTCTGGAAGTGGTGCAACTACAGTTACTTTTGCTAAAAAATTCTTTACAGGAACTTCTGCTGTAGGCGGAAGCACATCAGCTTTTAATCCAGTAGTTTTTATAAATGTAAATAATATGCAGTCAGGTGATTTCTTTACTATTGATAGTGTTAGTTCAAGTAATTTTGTTGTATCTATAAAAAATGGTTCTAGTTTTGTGGCTAGAAATTTCACATATAGTGCTTTTGGATATGGTTCGGGCTAGTATAATAGGAAAAACATAAAATAAAATGGCAAAACCAGCAGATTTTGTAGTTGATAATGATACAGGAGCTAATGTCCGTACTGATTTAAATAATCTTTTTGAAGCAATTCGGCAAAATAATGGCTACGGCAGTGAGCCAACTACTAAATATAACTATATGTGGTATGCGAACACATCATCTGATCGCATGGCCTTTTATAAAGCAAATGCAACTGATAGAGTTGAATTTTTAAGTCTGGCTAATGGAAACTTCTTTGGTCCAAATGGGTCTGCTTCTGATCCAAGTTATACTTTTACAAACTCAGCTAGTACTGGTTTTTATAGAAGTGCATCTAACCAAATAGGCGTATCTAATAATTCAGTCAATACAGCATTATTCAAAACAACTGGAACAGAAATAAAAGGCAAACTTGAAGTTGCACCAGCTTCAGGTGACGCGGCTTTTGATATAAAAACAACTGGAAATGCAAATGACTCTGCGATCAACCTTATTGCTGACACAACACATACTACTGGTGGTTTATCTATAAAAAGATTACAGACAGCAAATGGAAATTCAGAAATATTACATCAAGGTACAGGCGATTTTATATTACATACCGATACTGAAGCCGATATTGTTTTTAAAACAGATAGTGTTGACAGATATACAATTTTTGGAGTTGGAACTCAAGAAGGCACTATGATTTCTCATGATAGTACTCGTAATGTTTTAACAACTGCTGGTATTGCTCTTACCAATACTTCAAATGATAATGGTGCTGGTTTTGAATTTGTAAGCATTGTAAAAAATGGAACAGGGGTAGGTACTTGTGTATTTATAAACAGACTTGCAGCTGCTGGTTTACCTGATAGTGGAACAGGAAAATTAATTGAGTTTGAATATAATAGTAGTAATGTAGGTTCAATAACTACTAACGGAAGTGCAACGGCTTATAATGTTAGTTCAGATTATAGATTAAAAGAAAATGTTGTTAACTTAACAGATGCTATAACAAGATTAAAAACTTTAAAAACTTATAGATTTAATTATAAAAACAATTCTGAATTAACTGTTGATGGTTTTCTTGCGCATGAAGTAAAGACGGCAGTTCCCGAAGCCGTGACAGGACTTAAAGATGAAGTTGATAGTAATGGTAAAGCAATTTATCAAGGCATGGATCAATCAAAATTAGTACCGCTTCTTACTGCCGCACTACAGGAAGCAGTTGTTAAAATTGAAACATTAGAAACTAAAGTTGCTGCATTGGAGGCTGGCTAATGGCTATTATTGCTGGAACCGCAGATTTTGACGTTGCAAGACGAAGTGATTTTCCTTTAACGCTTACTTTTAGGGATGGCAACAGCAATCTTATTGATCTGACAGGTTATACAGTTGATGCAGAAGTTTATAGTATTACTTCTGATGGCTTTAGAGACACTAAATATGCTGATTGGTCTATTACTTATACAAATAGAACAGGTGGTGTTGTAGATATTGCTCTAACAGATACACAGACCGCAACTTTTAATAAACATGAATTGAAATATGATGTTCAATTAACACAACCAAATGGAGAGAAATTTCAATACTTAAGAGGTACACTATTTATAAATGAGGGTTATTCAGAATGAGTACACCAAACAAAGTAGAAGTTAGTCAAGTTAATGAGGTCACTACTGTTGAAATTACAACAGCAGGGCCACAAGGGCCAGCAGGGGCGCAAGGAGAGACAGGAGAGGGTTCTGCAACAGTAGCTATAGGAACAGTAACCACAGGAAACGCTGGTACTAATGCAAGTGTTGCAAATAGTGGTACTACTACTGCGGCAATTTTAGATTTTACAATTCCTAGAGGAGATACAGGCGCTTCTGGAAGTGCTGGTAGTAATGGAAGTGATGGGGCTGCTGCGACCATAGCTATAGGTACAGTAACTACTGGCGCTGCTGGATCTTCTGCAACAGTCACTAATTCTGGATCGTCAAGTGCTGCTACATTTGACTTTACTATTCCTAAAGGCGATACTGGAGCGCAGGGGCCAGCAGGTCAAGATGGACAAGACGGGGCAGATGGAGCGATTTCTGATGGCGATAAAGGAGATATTGTTGTAAGTAATTCTGGTGCAACTTTTACTATAGATAATGACGTTGTTACTGCTGCTAAGTTAGCTGACACTTCTGTCACTGCTGGTAGCTACACAAATGCAGATATAACAGTTGATGCACAGGGAAGAATTACATCTGCTGCATCTGGTTCTGCTGGTGGTGTTACTTCAGTTACAGGCACAACCCCTATAGTTTCTTCTGGTGGTGCAACTCCAGCTATCAGTATTTCAGCAGCTACAACATCTGCTGCTGGTTCAATGAGTTCAGCAGATAAAACAAAATTAGATGGTATTGAAAGTAATGCCACTGCAGATCAAACTGACGCAGAAATTAAGACTGCCTACGAAAATAATTCAGATACAAACGCTTTTACTGATGCAGAAAAGACAAAATTGGCAGGGGTGGAGGCTAGTGCTACAGCAGATCAGACAGCTAGTGAAATAAGAACTCTTGTAGAGGCAGCTACAGATTCAAATGTATTCACTGACGCAGACCATACAAAGTTAAATAACATTGAAACTGCTGCTACTGCTGACCAAACAGGCGCAGAAATAAAATCCTTATATGAAGGTGAAAGTGATACTAACGCTTTTAGTGATGCTGAAAAAACTAAGTTATCAGGTATAGAGAGCAACGCTACAGCAGACCAAACAGATGCAGAAATAAAAACAGCTTATGAAAATAATTCTGACACTAATGCTTTTACAGATGCCGAGAAATCAAAACTTACTGCAATAGAAGCTAGTGCAGATGTCACAGACGCAACAAATGTAGACGCTGCTGGTGCGGTAATGAATACCGATACTACAACCGCTGCTATGAACTTTGTTATTGATGAAGATAACATGGCATCTGACAGCGATACTAAAGTACCAACACAACAATCAGTCAAAGCTTATGTTCTTGCTAATAGTAGTGATACAACTTACACTGCTGGAACAGGTTTGAGTTTATCTGGCACTACTTTTAATGTCGATCAAATAGCACTTACTACTGTTCAGACAGCAGCAAATGAATCTGCACATTTAGCTTTAACAACTCAAGAAGGCGATATTGTTGTTAGATCAGATCAAAATAAGTCTTATGTAAGAAACAGTGGAACTGCTGGCACAATGGCAGATTTCACAGAACTATTAACACCTACAGATCAGGTTTTATCTGTTAATGGTAATACAGGAGCTATAACTGCTGCACAGATAGCAGCAGCAGTAGAAGCAGCCACAGACTCTAATACTTTTACAGACGCTGACCATACAAAACTAAATGCAATAGAAAGTGGTGCTACTGCCGATCAAACTGCTACTGAAATAAAAACAGCATACGAAAGTAATAGTAATACAAATGCTTTTACAGACGCAGAGCAAACAAAATTATTAGGTATTGAGGCATCAGCCACAGCCGATCAAACCGCAGCAGAGATTAGAACTTTAGTAGAAAGTGCTTCTGATAGTAATGTATTTACTGATGCTGACCACACAAAACTAAATGGTATTGAAACTGGAGCTACAGCAGATCAAACAAAGTCAGATATAGATGCTCTTGGTATTGCAGCTACAACCGCAGCTACACTTGCCACTGCTCGTAATATAGCTGGTGTTAGTTTTGATGGTTCAGCAGATATTTCTCTTAACAATAATGCAATAACCAATGGTGCTGGCTACATTGCTGACTTAGTAAGTGATACATCACCACAATTGGGAGGTAATTTAGATGTTCAAAGTAGTGAAATAACAACAAGCACAAGTAATGGAAACATAAAAGCAACACCAAATGGTACTGGAGTCTTTGAAGTGCGTTCATCTGGCTCCGTTGACGGAACTATGCAATTGAACTGCACAGTTAATAGTCATGGAATAAAGCTAAAATCACCAGCTCACTCAGCAGGGCAATCATATACATTTATTTTTCCTGATAATAATATTACTGCTGATAAATATTTGAAAGTTAAAAGTATTAGTGGTTCTGGTGCCACTGCTGTAGGTCAGCTAGAATATGCGTCTTTAGATGCTAACGACCTTGGAGAAGGAACTATCCCAGATGCAAGATTCCCTGCTACATTACCAGCAGCCTCAGCAGCAAACTTAACTGCAATTCCAGCAGCCAACATAACTGGAACTCTACCAGCAATTAATGGAGCCGCATTAACTGATTTAGACGGAAGTAACATTGCCACTGGAACAGTAGCAGCAGCAAGAGTAGCTACATTGAATCAAGATACAACAGGATCAGCAGCAACATTAACAACAGCGAGAGCTATAAATGGTGTTAATTTTGATGGCTCTGCTGATATAACTGTAGCTGACTCAACAAAAATGCCGCTTGCTGGCGGTACTTTTACAGGAACAATAATTGTTGAAGATGCAATAAATGAAAATGTATTTGCTATAACTGACGCTTCTTCTGTTGCTTTAGATCCTGATAACGGAATGATACAGACTTGGACATTAGGAGCAAATAGAACTGCAACTGATAGTTTAACTACTGGTCAATCAATGCTTCTTATAGTGACGGCAAGTAGTTCCAACTATACTTTGACATGGCCTACAATTAAATGGTCAGGTGGATCAGCACCAACACTTGGGGGAGCTAATCCCACAGCAATAGAATTATTTAAAGTTGGTAGTCAATTATATGGTGCAACAGTTGGAGATCTAAGTTAATGAGATCCCATAAACTTAGGGCTGCTGCAGGCAATTCTAGTGGAAGTGCAGTTACTGACTTGGCCAGTTTTTTTGGAGTAACACCTTCAGCAAGCACTACTGTTAGATTTGAAAATTTAGATTCAAGATTTGACTGTGTTGATACACGAGTACCAAATTGGAGTTATTTCCCCGAACAAACGATAACCGGTGGAGACAGCCCTGAAGGAAGAAGTATTACTATGGTTGGTATTACTGATACAGATAGCCTTGGTATGTGGGCGAAGGGTAATACGAATGGTTATTCTTATGGTACAAATGGTTACCCAACTAATACATACATTTGTGATGGTTCAACATATAATACTGCTTATGGTAATTTTACTGCACTTGGTAATGCTAGTATTTCAAACGATACAGGCAATACTGGTCTTTACACAACAAGAAGTATAGTACATACTCATTCAATGGGTAGTCTTTATAGTCAGCCTTATATAGATATTCTTTTTCAAAGTGGTTTGGGAACTGCAAAAGGTTTTGTAATACAAGCATACGCACCTACATATCACCCTTTATTTACCTCATATACTACTAATCTATGGGCTACTCAACATAATCCTCTTTGCCGTATGACTTGTAACGGTGTATCTGCAACTTTCGCTCCTAAAGGTTATTACGGTAGTGATTCAAACACACAGGTAGGTACAGTCACTGGTAACTTTTTTGGTTATAACTTAGTTAGTAATCCAACAACAAATGCTGGCCATGTAGCATATCCTACGCAATATGATCTTACTAATACTACTGATATTGATACTTATTTTTCAAATCTTTCCGCAGGCACAACTACATTACCTTCAAGTTATTTTGTCTATTAAATTACTTACTATTATAATATTTAAAAAGGGCTGAATTAATTAAGATGAACTACGCAATTATTGATGGTACTACTGTAAAAAGCACTGGTACGATCCAACAATTATTTCCTAATACAAGTTTTGGTATTGCAGGAGCAAACTCAGATTTTTTAATTGCAAATAATGTAGTAGAACTTGTAGAAAATCTTAGTTTTACAACACCAACACAAAAACTATCTAAGGTGGATGCTTATGTTGAGGGTGGCAAAGCTTATAATGTTAAGGTAGAGAATACAACAACAGAAGAACAGACTACTCTAATTACTCAAAAATGGGTAGATGTGAGGTATTTAAGAGATCTTAAGCTGCAAGCTACAGATTGGAGAGCTAGTAGTGACCTTACATTGTCTGATGATTGGAAGACTTATAGACAGGCTTTACGTGATGTACCAACACAAACAGATCCATATAATATTACTTGGCCCACAGAACCTAGCTAAGATTATTAGCTGCTGTTACACTATAAGAAACACATTATTGACTTATGGCTCGTAAAACGACAGAAGAACTACAACAACAAATACAAGTTTTAAAGAACAATCAAGAACAAGCTGTACAGGTTGCTAATAATTGTCGTGATGAGATTATGCGTATTGAAGCTGTATTAGTAGATAGAGCAGAGGCAGAAACCGAAAAAAAGTCTATTGCGAAATAATAGAAAAAGAGTGTAAATTTTGTGGCAAAATGTTTGCTACAACAGAACAAAGAAGAAAGTATTGCTCAAATGCTTGTAAAACAAGGTTTTATCGTAGAAAAAAAGCTACTTAGTTTTAGTTGATACTTGTTTTGTTACGATTCCAAGCGTAACATAGAGGGGAGCCAATGCACAGATTCCTGTGAAAGTTATAATAGTAACAGGTACTAAAGCTCTTAAAAACGCCTCTTTAATCATATGTATAGAAAAATTCTTGATGCTTTAACAATTTTATCTACAATTCTTGTTTTAGGAATTTTAGGCGGTGGATTCTTTACATTTAAGTACGTCACCAGCGAACAGTTTAAGGCAAAAATACTTAATGAAATCATGGCAAATGTTTCAAATCTCATGCCAAAGGTTCTAGATAAAGGTCTACCTGATGTAACAGGGCCATCTATTCCTACTAAATCTCTCCCTAAATTTTAAGCTTATATGAATAGCAATATTATTAAAGGAATATCAGTAGGACTCGGAACTGTATTTGTTGCCTCCAACTTTTATACGATTACTCTTTTAAGTAAAAAATCAAATTTACCTATATTTGATTTGCCTGTTAGTAAATACTCTACATATGAAATCGAAGCTGATAAAGATAGTTATAAAATAAGACACAGGATGCACGATCCAAGAATTATTGCTTCTATAGAAAGCAGTAAAAAACCAGCAGGATTTTTAGGTGCAAGTAAGTCATACGTCACGAAAGAA